AAAGAGCAGGCCACAGCCAGCACCGTCGAGGTGCGGCGGAACCTGGCGCACGATCCGCGGGCGACAGGAGCCACTGTCCCCACCGGCCGGTGGGGCTTCTCTGCCCGCTGGTACGGCGGCACCGGGGCGGGAACCACGACCCTCGTGACCGGAGCGGCGGACGGTCCGGCTGGCGGCCCGAACTCCTACCAGCGCAAGACCTGGTCGGCCAGTGGAGGAGCGGGGGACACCGGGTTCACGCTCGCGCAGAGTGACGCCCCGACTGGCGTGAGCGTCCTGGGGTATCCCGTCGTCGCGGCGCAGGTGTTCACCATCTCGGCATGGATGCGCGCCACTTGGGTAGGCGCTGCCCGTACCGCGAATATTCAGGTGTTCTGGCGGGACGCCGCTGGCAACCCGATCACGAACTCGGTCTCTCCGATCGTCTCGCTCACGTCTGGCGCCTGGGTGCGCATCTCCCACACGGTGACAGCCCCGGCGGGTGCGGCATTCCTGGGCGCAAACATCGACCCGGACACGGGTCCGAGCTGGTGGAACTCTCCCCAGTCCTCGGCTCCTACTTCGACGGCTCGACGATCGCCGCAGGGGACTACTCCTACGCCTGGACCGGGGCGGCGAACGCCACTCCGAGCGTGCAGATCGGCACAGCGGTGCCGGGCGTCAGCAATGAGTCGGCGGGGGGTGCCGCAGTCTCCCTCAAGTCCACCGAATGGGCTTCGTCCGGCACGCAGAGTGCTCGCGTGCTGAACCGCACCGGCACGACCAACTACGCCTTCTCGACCCTGCCGGTCGAGGTTGGGAAGACGTACACCGTCCTCGTGAAGTCGCGGACGCTCTCCGCCGCCTCCACGCCCACCGTGCCACTCGGCGTGTGGGCGGGCGGTGGTTCGACCATCGACGTGAGTGGCGTCATCTCGACCACCTTCGCGGGCGTCCAGGAGTGGCGGCTGACGTTCACCGTGACTGCCGCGGCGGGCTTTGTTCGCCTTCGTCTTCCTGCGCACAACACCATTGGTGAGTCGCTGTGGTTCGACGACCTGCTCGTCGTCGAGGGCGTCTACAACGGGCCGTACTTCGACGGCGCCACCCGCAGCCGGGTGCGCCGGAACCTGCAGCCCTACCCGACCTTGCAGGCGGGGTGGCAGGGTGGCGTGGACAACGGCGGCACCGCGCAGTCCGCGATCTCGAGCACCGACGGCCCCGCCGGGGTCTCGCCGTTCTACCGCCGGCTGACGGTGCAGACCCTCGGCGGCAGCGGCACGATCAACCACTACTCGGGCACAGTCGCACAGCCTGCCGTGACGCCGGGGCAGACCGTGACGCACTCGATCTACGGTCGCGCGCAGGCCAGCCTGGGCGCAGCTACCGCCTATGCCGCTGTCTACTGGTTCACTGCAACCAACGCCATGATCGGTGGGATCGTCGTGGGTGCGGCATCCGTGGTCGACGGCACCTGGCGGCGCTACACCGTCACCGCGACGGCTCCCGCCGGCGCGGCGAAGGTGCGGGTGGATCTGCGCTCGGACTTCGTCGGCAAGTACACCGTGGGCGACTGGCTGGACGCCGCCGCCGCGATGGTGGAGTTCGGCTCGGTGCTCAACCCCTACTTCGACGGCACTGTCCCGATCGCGCCGTACGCCGCGGCCTGGGAGGGCACTGCGCACGCCTCCCGATCGTACCTGTACGACCCGGACTTCTTCCCGGTGTGGACCGGCACCGCGAACGCCTCCACCACCGCGCTGAACGCCGCCGACGTGAACAGCTACAGCGGCGGCGCGGCATCCAAGCGGGTCTCCTCGACGCACTGGGCCACTGACCGCACCAAGTCGATGCGGATCATCCCGCTCACCAGCAGCACCGACAGCTACGCCTCCCCTGGTGGCGACACCGGCGGGATGCGGCTGCAGATGCAGCCCGGCAAGACGTACACCGTGGCGGCGAACATCCGGCTCACCGCCGCGCAGACCGGCGTACTCAACCCGCGGGCGCGCAAGATGGTTTCGTTCGTGAAGAGCGCGGCGTTGCCCGGCTACACCGAGGTGAGCGCGGCCGCCGCGCCGAACGCGGCGGGCGTGACCCGGCTGATCCACACCTTCACCACGCCGGCCGATGCCACCGAGGCGTTCATCCGGCTCTACAACGGCGCGTCATCCGGCGGCGGCGACGTGTGGTGGGACTCGCTGATCCTCGTCGAAGGCGAGTACGACGGCACCTACTTCGATGGCTACGGCGTCGACACCGAAGACCCGCCCACCGAGTACGACTGGACCGGGCCGGCGGATGCCTCGCCGTCGCGGGCGCAGTTCGGCAGTCGCGTCGAGGTGCCCGATCCGGTCGCCTACGCCGCGTACGTGGAGGGGCTGGTCCGCGTGCTGCACGGCGTCGTCGCGATCAGCGGTCCGATCGTGCAGCAGAAGATGCGCCGCGGGGACGTCTACGGCTACATCGTGCAGTTCACCCTCGCCGCCGGAGTGCCGTTCGTCTTCACGCTCCCCGAGGAGGTGACGCTCGACCCGGCGTCGCCGTCGATCGTGCAGGACGACCCGGTGAACCTCGTGAACTACCCGAGCGCCGGACTCGGCACTGGCACCGTCGAGGTGGCGCGCAACTACTCGATGAACCCCTCGGCCGAGGGGAGCGCGCTGGGCTGGCAGGCGATCTACGACACCACCACCACCAGCGGCGGAGTGTCCACCGCGGCCGTGTCCACCGAGACCGCCTCGGTAGGAGCGCAGTCGGTGAAGACCACCTGGACGGCACCGAACACCAGCGCCGTCCCCGGCTGGATCGCGATGCAGCAGGGCGTGCAGCTGGCGCACGCCGTCACTGCCGGCGAGCGCTACTCGTTCAATATCTGGGGTCAGGGTGAGATCGAGTCCGGAACTGTCGTGCTCGGCGCGCTCGAGGTGCAGGTAGAGTGGCGCGGCGCGAGCGGCCTGATCAGCACTGTCGGTCTGGGCATCATCGCCGGCGGATCTGGCGCGGTCTCGGCGAAGTCGATCGCGCCGCCGGTGGGCGCCACGATCGCCGTAGTCCGGGTGCTGCAGCGGGTCACCAGCTGGTCGACAGGCGCGAAGGTCCGGCTGTACGCCGACGCCCTCGCCGTGACAGTGCCGTAGGAGGCGATCATGGCAACCAGTGAAACCGGCAAGGACGCATACTCCGGGCGGCCGCGGTTCGAGCTGCGGATGAACGTCACCCGCTCCGACACCAGCGGCAACCAGTCGCGCTACACGTGGTGGCTGCGGGCATACAACCTCGACGGCACCAACTACACATGGGATGGCACCGCCGCGCCGTGGACGGCGAATGTCGAGGGCTCGAACTACTCCGGCAACAAGGCGCTCGACTTCCGCGGCGGCCAGGACTACATCACCATCAGCAGCGGTGAGACCGGCTGGAAGACGCACAACAGCCAGGGCGAGCTCACCGTCAACTACTCCGCCAGCCACAGCAAGTCCGGCTGGATCTTCGGGTCGGCGTCGCTGTCTGGCTCGTTCGCCTCCACGCCGCTGCTCAGCGTGCCCGGCCAGCCCGACCCGGTGAAGGTCGTCGATGCCACCCCGACGTCGCTGAACTACACCGGATCATCCACCACCACCGGCGGCGCCGAGCTCGAGCGCTCGCAGCACCAGATCACGCTCGAGGGCACCGGCTGGGACAACCCGATCCAGACCAAGACCTACCCGTACCCGTCCGGCATCCCGTCGTTCTTCTTCCAGGGTCTGCAGTCGTCGAAGAAGTACGGCATCCGCTACCGCTACGAGAACAGCGTCGGCTGGGGACCGTGGTCCAGCACCGTCTACGGCACCACGCTGGCCGGCGGCGGGCCGACCCTGACCGTGGTGCCGTCGGCGAACGGCACGTCGGCGACGGTGACCCTCAAGCCTCCGGGCGGGGTCAGCGGTGTGGACTACTACATGCTGTCGTGGAAGGCGAAGAACACCACCAGCGTGACCACGGTCAAGGTGACCGGTTCCACGTACGTCGTGAACGGGCTGACGCCCGGCACCACCTACGAGTGGACCGCGACGGCGACCTACAACGGCTACACCTCGATCCCGTCGGACCCGCCGGTGGTCAAGCCGCAGCCGAACCCGAACACCAGCGCGGGCGACTACTTCGACGGCGACACTCCGTCGCCGCCGAACACCGACCTCGACTTCGTCTGGGACACCGGCCTCGGTCCGGCGAAGAACACCCAGTCCTACGCGGTGCTCCCTGCGCCCACCGGCTGGCTGACGTTCGCGCAGGGCAACACCACCTCGGGCGGCACCGGCGTGGTCGCCCAGGTCTCGGATGCCGCCCCGCTGCCCGGCCACAACGGCAAGAACCTCAAGGCCGGCACGCACGCCGCGCGCGTCCAGTTCAACTCCGACACCATCGCGGCGGGCTTCGTCTCGGGGCTGTCGAACCAGTCGTCGGTGCTCGAGCTCGTCACCTACGTCGCCTCGATGTACGTCTTCGTCCCGGGGCGGCAGCAGCGCCTTGCGATGCGGGTCGCCTGGTACGACGCTGGCGGCGGCTTCCTCGGCGCGACAGTGGCCGAGGGGCAGGTCGTGCCGGCGAGCACCTGGGTGCGTCTGTCGCTGGCCGCGGACTCCCCCAAAGACGCCGTCACCGCTGCGGTGCGGCTGGTCGACGTCGTCGGTGACGGCTGGTCGGTGTGGCACGGTGGCGACACGATCACGATGGACGCCGCAATGCTCGCCGTCGGCACGGTCACGCCATACTTCGACGGCTCATTCGTGGATGACGGCACCTACGCCTACGACTGGGCCAGCACCGCGCACGCTTCGTCGTCGGTGCGCACCTCCCACATCGTCGCGCCGCCAGACCCGCTGGCCGACCCGGACTGCGACCCAATCCCCGCGCCGCCCCGCCCGCCGGTGATCCTCGACGAGTGCATCGACGATCCGCCGTCGTGGCGCCGGTATTGGTACACCATCGACGCCCGAGAGGTGTCGGACTGGCTCGCCGAGCTCCCGACGATCATCCTCACCAGCGGTCAAGGCGTCCTGGACGAGAACGGCAACCCCACGGGGGCGAAGCAGATCCGCATCCGCATCTACGCGAACCCGTTCGAGTATGCGCCCGAGCAGATCGACACCGAGAGCTACTGCTCGGAGCAGATCATCTCGTACATGCCGCCGTTCTCGACGTTCACCCTCGACGGCCCGCTGCGCCGGGTGTTCGCCGAGGTGCAGGGCCAGCAGTCTCGCTCCGCCGACCACCTGCTCTACGGCACCGGCGGTACGCCGGCGACCTGGCCGGAGCTCACCTGCGGCATCCAGCACCTGATGTCGATCGACGAGCCGCTGCCGTCGCCGCCGAACAACGTGGTGGCACGGCTGATGCTGACGCGGAGAACCTGATGCTGGGCGTCTACGGCGAGGACTGTGTCGCGAACCACCACGTCTACATCACCGACCGCGGCGGAGTGCGGCGTATTGCTGAGCTCATCGACATCGCCAGCGTGCAGTGGGGGCGGGTCCGCGACGCCACCAGCGAGGCGTACGTCACGCTGCGCGGGGCAGCGTGCTCTGCGCAGGCGGACCTGCTCGCGTCGATCGAGCCCAAGCGCACCGAGCTCGTCATCTACCGCGGCGACAAGCGCGTCTGGGAGGGGCCAATCTCGCTGGTCGGCTGGCACGCCGACTGGGTGGAGATTCGCGCGAAGGACATCACCGACTACCTGTTCGGCCGGCCGTTGTCGGTCAGGTGGAGCAACAAGTACCCGCACAACGACACGGTCACCAAGCGGCTCGAGGGCATCATCGCCTACGAGCTCACCCACTCGTATACCTACGTCAGCGACAAGGGAGACCCGGTCTCGCTGCCTGCCTGGGAGCAGCTGACCGACGTCGATCCGGTCACCGGCGCCCTGATTCCCCGACCGGCGAATGTGCTGCCTCACGTCGTGGTGCATCACTCCGCGAATGAAGCGCGCACCAGCGCCGTCACCACGCCGTTCCAGATGAGCGTCGGCGAGCACATGGACAACTACGCGCGCACCGGCGGCATCGACTACACGGTGGTTGGTCGTGCGCTGCACATCTGGGATGTCTCGCGCGAGCTCGGCCGGACCCGGGTGCTGACGGAGGCGGACTTCAACGGCGAGATCATCGTCACCGCGTACGGCTCGGACCATGCTTCGGTGGCATTCGCGGTGGGGGACAAGGGCCAGTATGGCGGTGCGGGTGGCACCCCGACCGACTGGCGGGTGACGGAGAAGTCCGGTCCGTACGGCGAACTGCAGACGATGCCACCCGAGGGCAGCCGTCCGCGCTGGCCCTCGTTGATCGACTTCGGCGAGGGTCGGTCGTGGCACGGCTATCGGTTCTGGATGGCGTACCAGCCGACCGCCGGGGTGCGGAAGATGCGGCTGTCTGCGTCGAAGAACGGCACCAAGTGGGTGACGCCGTCGAAGAAGAGCGTCGATGCCGACTCTGGCACCGTCGGCGATCCGCCGGCAGCGATCACGTTCACGACCGGTGATTACCCGGACATCGCGCTCAGCGACGACGATCGGATCTGGCTGTTCTGGATGGACGGCCAGAACATGTACCGCTCGCGCACCGATGACGGCAGGGACTTCACGAGCAAGATCCTCATCCATACCGCGCCGGCCGGCATGACGCTCGTCTCGCCCAGCCTGTACTGGGATCAGGCGAACGAGAGTTGGCTACTGTTCGCGGTCGACACCGGCGCGACCCCGGACCGACTCGTGGTGTCGCGGTCCACCTCGCCGAACCTCGATGCCAACGGGCAGTGGGGACCATTCCGCACCGTGCCGATCAACGGCGGCGCGATCCCGCAGGCGATCACGGTGCGCCGATCCGGCAGCAAGTGGGCGGCGCTGATCACCATCGGCGGCGTGGTGTACCTCAAGGAGGGCCCGGCGGGGAACCTGGTGGCGGAGGGCTTCACCGGCCCGAGCACCCCGGCGTTCCCGGGCAGCGTTGCCAGCCAGTACACGTCCGTCGGCCGCGCTACGTTCCGGCTCAACCCGAACGGCTCGCTGCGGGTCTACTACGGCGGACTCGGCTCGGTCTGGCACATGTTCCGCACCACGCTCTCTGGTCCGGATCCGCACATCGGTAAGGGTGATCCCTACCTCGACTACTACGGACCGTGGACCAAGATGTTCACTGTCTACGACGAGAACGACACCAACCCGCCGACGCAGGGCGATCTGAACTCGCAGGCCAAGCGCAACCTGTCCGGCCGCTCGCCGGTTCCGGTCGAGGTGCGCGTGCCGGACAATGCGAGCATCCGGCTGAGCAACGGCATCACGATGGACACCCTGGTGCCTGGCACCTACATGCCGCTGCTGGCTACGCTGAACGCGCGGCAGTTCTCGCAGGTGCAGAAGCTCGACAAGCTCACCGTCTCCGAGACCCCCGAGGGGGAAACGGTGCAGGTCACCCTGGTGCCGGCGACCAAGCCGGATGCTGACGAAGAAGAAGGAGAGGAGCCCTGATGCCAAAGTGCAGCTGCGCCGGGAACGCCTGTTCCTGCACGATCAAGGCCGGGTCCGGCGTTGTCGTGGAGGGCATCGGCTCGGTCAACAACCCATTCGTGATTTCGGTCGCGCCGACGCCCGACACGATCACCCAGGATGACACCGGCACGCTCGACCTCGGGCAGCTGGCACCCGCCGCCGTGGCGCGCATCCTGCTGCACGCTAGCCCGACCAGCGTGAACCTCCCCTCCAACGGCTCCCGGCTCGATCTGCTGATCGCGCAGGACTCGGTGGGCGGTCGCACCATCACCTGGCCGGCCGCAGTGATCTGGCCCGGCGGCACGGACCCCGTGCTAACCGCCGCCGCGAACGCGACGGACTGGATCACGCTGGTTCACGCCGGCGATGTCTGGGCGGGCGTCAAGATCGGCTCGGCGCTGACATGACCGGCGTGGGGGATGCCCCACGCTCCCTCGAAGATGTGCTGACCGAGGTTCGCAAGCGCATCGTCGCGTTGGAGCGGGCGGTAGGGCAGGCGAACGTCATCGACCTGTCGGACTACCTGACCGCTGGCTCCGGGCTCGAGATGGACGGTCTCGGCACGTTCGACGAGCCGTACACGATCTCGATCGACTCGATGGAGGTCGCCGACTGGGATGACGCCACCGAGCCTGGCTTCTACTGGGGCTCGCAGGCGTTGAACGGGCCCACGCTGGCCAACTTCGTCGGCCATGTGTTCACCATCGAGGGCGGCAGCGTCGTCGGCCGCATCGTGCAGGAGCTCATCTCGCCGTCGCAGATCGTCTCGACGGTGTCGAACACCTGGCGCCGGGTGTTCGATCCGGTCACCCTGGTGTGGTCGTCGTGGGTGGACGTCGGCGGCGCCGGCAGCGGCGGCGGCTGGACGCCGGTCGATGCCTCCGAGTCCGTGAAGGGTATCGCGGAGGTCGCGACGCAGGCGGAGACCAACGCCGGCACCGACGATAGCCGCATCGTCACGCCGCAGAAGCTGGCATCCCGGCTCGCCGGATTCACGCCCACCATCCCGGTCGCGAGCGAGACGGTACAGGGCATCGTCGAACTCGCCACCGCGGCGGAGACGGCCACTGGCACGGATGCGACGCGCGCCGTGCACCCCGCCGGACTCAAGCCACTGCTCGACGGCAAGGCCCCGACGAGCCACACGCACACGTCCTCGCAGATCAGCGACTTTGCGACCGCGGTCCCGGCCGCCGTCCCCGCGGCATCCGAGACCGTGCAGGGCAAGGCGGAGATCGCGACCGCCGCAGAGGTGACCACCGGCACGGACGACCTCCGGTTCGTCACGCCCCTCAAGCTCGCTCAGCGGATCGCTGCGATTCCTCCGGGCACGGTCGCAGACGCGACGGAGACGGTGAAGGGCGTCGCCGAGATCGCCACTCAGGCGGAGACGACCACGGGCACGGATGACGCTCGCATCGTGTCGCCGCTGAAACTGCAGCAGAAGCTTGCCGGCTACTCGCCGACCGGTCACACCCACGTGTCGACCGACATCACGAACTTCGCATCGGCGGTGTTCGCCGCCACCCCGCAGGCCACGGAGTCCGGCCAGGGCAAGATCGAGCTTGCCACGCAGGCCGAGGTGACCACCGGCACCGATGATCAGCGGGCGGTCACGCCCCTCAAGCTGCAGCAGCGGCTCGCCGCGTTCGTCCCGCCAGCGCCGAGCGCGGCTACGGAGACCGTCGCCGGCATCGCCGAGATCGCAACGACTGCGGAGGTGACGACCGGAACAGACGATGCGCGGATCGTCACCCCGCTCAAACTCAAGGGCGTCACCGATGGCCTCGCCCCGCTGAGCCATACCCATACCGCGAGCCAGATCACTGACTTCGCCACTGCTGTCCCCGCTGCGGTTCCCCTGGCGAGTGAGACGGTGCAGGGCAAGGTCGAACTGGCTACCGTGGCCGAGGCGACCGCCGGGGTCGATACGGTTCGGGCCGTGACTCCGGCGGGCGTCAAGGCAGTGGGTGACACGAAGGCGCCGCTGGCGCACACGCACACCGCCAGTCAGATCACCGACTTCAACGCCGCCGCCCTCGCGGCGGCGCCTGCCGAGGTGCAGGCCACCGAGACGGTCGCCGGCAAGGCCGAGATCGCCACTCAGGCCGAGACCACGGCGGGGACCGACGACCTCCGCATCGTCACCCCGCTCAAACTCGCGCAACGGATCGCCGCGATCCCGGTGTACACGCCTCCAATCGCATCCGAGACCGTGCAGGGCATCGTCGAGCTCGCGACGGCTGCAGAGACAGCAACCGGCACCGATGGCACGCGCGCTGTCCACCCTGCCGGAGTCAAGTTCGTCCTCGACCAGCGGCTGCAGAACTACGTCCCCTTCTCGCACTACGTCAGCACGGGCTCGATACTCGTCGGAATGGCCGACGCCGATGGGGTCACGCTGATCCCTGTCGGCGCGAACGGGCAGGTACTCACCGCCGACTCCGCGGTGGCGCAGGGCGGCGTGAAGTGGGCCGCACCCGCAGCTGGCCCGGTGCAGGCGACCGAGACCGCGGCCGGCATCGCGGAGATCGCCACCACTGCGGAGGTGACGACGGGTACGGATGACCTCCGCTTCGTGACGCCGCTCAAGCTGCAGCAGCGCATCGCGGCGATCCCTCCCGGCTCGGTGGCGGATGCCTCGGAGACCGTGAAGGGTGCCGCCGAGCTCGCGACGGTGGCGGAGGCCGCGGCGGGCACGGACCACACGCGCATCGTCACGCCGCTCGGCCTCAAGGGCGTGGCCGACACCAAGGCGCCGCTGAGCCATACGCACACCGCGTCACAGATCACCGACTTCAACGCCGCTGTCATTGCCGCGGCTCCCGCCGAGGTCCAAGCGACAGAGACCGTCGCTGGCAAGGCGGAGCTTGCGACGACAGCCGAGGTCTCGGCGGGCACCGATGATCTGCGCATCGTCACGCCGCTCAAGTTGGCACAGCGCATCGCTGCCATCGTGATCCCGCCCGCCGACGTGCAGGCGACGGAGACGGTGGCCGGCATCGCGGAGATCGCGACCAGCGCCGAGATGCTGGCGCGCACCGACCATAGTCGCATCATCACGCCGCGCACGCTCGAGGAGAAGTTCGCCCGCACGACCGCGGACTGCAACACCGCTCTCACCCCGGGCTTCTACAACGCGCCGTCCGCCGCCAACAGCCCGACGAGCACGGCGGCGGGCGTGCTCATCGTGCAGGTCAGCGGCGTCTACGTTCGGCAGGAGTTCCAGCGCGCCTACCAGGCCGCAGGCGTGCAGGACATGCGCACCTGGCGGCGCACATCGGCGGACAGCGGCGCCACCTGGTCGCCGTGGTCATGGGGCGCCCCGATCGTTCAGACCGGGTCGTTCGCGATCGCCGCGATCGCCTCGAACTCGAACATTACCCAGGCGGTGACGTTCCCGGCTGGGCTGTTCCAGCGTGCGCCCACGGTGTCGATGGTTGCCACCCAGTCGCGTCTGAACCTCGCGTTCAACGGCTCGGGTGCTGTCCCCACCGTGGACGGCTTCACCGCGATCATCGCGAACTGGACGGCGGCGGGCTCGTCGTCGGGCACGGTGTTCTGGACCGCGATCATGGACCCGAACTGAGCAGTTGACACACAGAGGAGAATGAGCGCATGACGTACAACGACGTGGCTGACATGGCCGAAGACATTGCTCTCAAGCGCCGCGTGACCGCAGGCGTCGCGAAGGAGGGCACCCTCGATCCGCAGGGCTGGCTGTACCCCCGGTACTGGGAGATCGTGGCGCAGCCCGGCTGGGACGCCGCGTGGGCGTCGGCCGTCGCGGGCGGGGTCGACAACCCCGGCGCAGACGAGGGCGTCATCACCGACGCCATGATCCTGAGCGCCATCCAGGCGGTCGCCGCCGGCGAGATTCCGCCCGACGCCGAAGCCTGAGCATGGGCTACGCATACCCGGTCGGTGACATCTACGTCAGCGCGGACTGGGCGAACCACAAGAACCGGACTCCACCCTCGTCGGAGCCCGGCACTGACTACGCCTCGTCCAGCGGGACCACGGTGGACTCGCCTGGCGCGGGGACCATCGAGGACGTGAAGTCGTCGAACTCGTCCGCGACAGGGCGCTACGTCACCGTCAGCCTGGACGACGGCCGCACGGCGCGCGCTCTGCACCTGTCGTCGACCAGCGTGTCCAAGGGTCAGCGCGTCAGCAAGGGCCAGAAGATCGGCGTCAGCGGTGCCAGCGGATACGGGAGCGACTGGTACTACGGCAGCCATTTGCACCAGACCCTGTGGCCGGGCAACATCTGGGCCGCACCCACCATCGACTTCGAGAAGTACGTCGGCGGCTCGACACCCCCACCGGAGGATGACATGAAGGTCAGTTCGTTCAAGAAGGACTTCGAGCTCGACACGGACGGCACGCAGACCATCCGTGACGGGGAGGCGGAGTTCCTGCTGGTCACGAAGAGCCCGGTGAACACGAAGATCGCGACCGGCCCGAACGATCACATCTCGGCGGTCGCGTACATCGCGTTCGACAACCTGCCGATCGACCCGCTGCTCGAGGCGGTGCAGGTCGAGCCGATCGTGAGCGAGCGGCAGAAGGACGGCTCGCTCGCGGACACGTCGCTCGGCCGGCAGGAGGTGCGCGGCACGCCCGGCTACACCCGCGTGCTGATCCCCATCGAGACGCGGCTCAGCACCGACGACAAGTACTTGCGGATCAAGGTCCATGCACCGGCGGGCTCGGGTGACGTTCTCGTCCTCGGCGTCGTGGTGCGTGGCGGCGAGTTCACGAACTAGATCCGTGGTCGAGGACGACCGACCGCGCTGGTCGATCACGTGGCTTTTTCGCGTGCAGCGCGTGGGCCGTCAACGCAGAAAACCCCGCCCCATCCTCCCCGCGAATGGGAAGAATGGGACGGGGTTTCAGTGGTTCTCGTGGGCCGTGGTCCTACTGCTGGTCATCGAAGTGGGCGTGCTCGTCTGGGCTGGCATCATCCCGCGCTAGGCTGACGGCACCTTCCGGTGCAGAGGGCGTCGTAACTCGCGAGGGCGGCGGGAACCGGGCTACTCGTTCTCGGGCTCGCCCCACAGCGCGATCGCCTCGGCGGGCTCGGTGAGGATGACCTCGGTGATCTGGTCGCGGAGCTCGGGGTCGACATCCTCGCCGGTGAGGAGCTCCTCGATGCGGGTGATCTTCGCGTCGTTCGCGAGCGCGGCTTCGCGGATGCGGTCGATCCAGCCCTGCTCCTCGATGAGCTCGGTGTTGGTGCGTCCGAGCCAGTGGACGAAGAACTCGCGTCGCGACTCCTGGTCGTAGTCCGGCGGGATCTCGACGGTGCGCGTCTTCGAGCGCGTGCCGATGGTGGGAGCGGTGATCGCGATGGAGACGAGAACGGTGGCCATGCCGCTCAGGGTACTCGGTAGGCTTCTCGGCAACGGTTTCCCCCGTGTCGCCATCCCAAAGGGCGACGACAGAAAGCCCCCCCTCCGTCCCAGAAGGACGGAGGGGGGGCTTTCGCTATCGCGGGGGCTGGATGCCGAGCGTGCGTGCGGCGATCTCGGCGTGACCCTGACAGACGTACTCCGTGAGTCGACCAGGCTGGCGGAGGTTCCACCTGGCCGGCTTCCTGCAGCGATCGCACTGCCGAGGACTCTTCGTTCGATGAGGCTCGAAGCGCGTCGTCATGGGCACATCGAACCAGATCTCGATCTCGCGATCATCCACTGGACTCTGACGACGGATCGCTCGATTTGGTGCCCCGTCGGATCTCGGGCTTGTCGCCCGCGATGCACGACTCGCACCACGATTCGCGCGTGAGGACTTCGCTCACGTCTGGGTCGATGTGCATGAGCGTGTGCAGCTCGTCGCACGCGGGACACCGGATGTCGTCGCGCAGATGCTCCACCGGGACGCCGATCTGGATGCAGTAGCGGGCGCGGGCATCGTGTGCGGGCTCAGTCATCCCCGCTCCCATTCGTGTGATCCGGGTCGCTCGATTCGTGGGTCACTCGGTAGGGGTTGCGAGCCGCACGCCATTCGGCGTCGTACTCTTCGTACCGATCCGCCGCCGCGACGCCAGCGTTCCAGGCTGCTTCCGCGACACCCCCATCCGCGTGATCCGCCGCCACGTTCTCGATCTGCTGGATGAGCGAGCGCACGCCGTGCCTGCCGTTCGACGCTCGCAGCGCGCCGTTCGCGTGAGGGCTCGAGAGGTGGTCCTCGATCTGGTGCAGTGCCGCGAGCACGATGTCGGCGTCCACTGTGCGGGTCATCGCTTCCCTACTCTCACGACCCAGGCGAGACAGCCGTAGCAGTCCACCTTGTCCGGGTCTGTTGTGACGCGGTTCGAGGGGGCACGGTGCCCGCACGGGTGGGCGAACCCCGCACGGGACAGGCCCGTCTCGATGTGCATCTTCTTCCGCTTGGTCATGCCACCGGCCCTCTCAGTGCAGGGATGTCGCGCGATGGCGGCTGCACCCAAGCAGTCTCGCCGCTCGCGATCGCGGCCTCGGCGTTCTCCCGCATGGCCGCGCCCATCAGGGCGTGGCCCTCGGCGGTCACGTGGTAGCGGGAGACCTCGCCCTTCTTGCTGCCCGTCACCAGGTACGCGAGGTGCCGGCCCTGCGCAGCAAGTTCGACCACGGTGGGGACGGGCTTACTCATGACGGGCGGCGCCTCTCGCGTGAGCGTGCCAGGCGGTGCGGACGCGGGACCAGCCGTTGTCCAGCGCTCGCTGCAGCCCGCGATCCTGCACGCCCTGGCCGTCCTGCTCAAGCGCCGTCGCGAGGTGGCCGACGGCTGAGGCGAGCGCGTCGTACTGCGCTTCGGTCAGCACGACCTCGATCTTCCGGGCGGTGCTCATCCCTTCCCCCTCTCGCGGTCACGCTCGATGTGCCGGCGAGCGAAGTCGGCGTCGATCAGGGCGATGGATGCCTCGCCGAGATTGCGCGCGACCTCCTCGATGGTGGATGCCGCGGCCGCCACCTCGGCGGAGCGCGCGGCGTCGCGGAGGCGAGTGCGCATCCGCTGCCAGTCCTTGTTCATGTACACCGGAACGATGCCATCGCTCATGACTCCAACACCCACTCCCCGACGACGTCGCCGGCCCACGCGAGCCCGTTCGACTCGTAGTCGACGATCATGCGCCCGTCCTGCATGAGCGTCATGTTCCGCATCACGTCGCCGATGCCGCGGTTCATCACGAGGGTCTGCGTCAGGCGCAGCGTGATGACCACGACGGGCTCGTTCTTGCCGTTCACTTCGTCCCCCTCTTGCTCGCCCAGTCGCAGTCGATGCCGGCCGCCGTGCCGTCGCCGGAGTAGCCGCTGTCGACCCACGTGATGCAGGTCAGCACCGTGCCGTCGTGGAGCATGATCTTGCGCTCCTCGATGCCGTCCGTGGAGGACTGCTGCTGGATGGGCTGGGGCTCCCTCGGGCTGGCGCCCTCGCCCGAGCACGACGAGGTGCCACCCGCGGCGGCGAGGATGACCCCCGCCGCCGCGAGCCACTTCATGAGAGCACCCATTCGAGCGCCTGCAGCCAGCCGAGCTCAACGCCGACCTCGGACGCGCCGCTGTTCTCGTTCTCGTCCACCCACTCGCGGCTCTCCGCGAGCTTCGTCTGGATCTCCGCGAGCGTCTTCATGAGGGCACCTTCTCGTAGCGCAGGATGCCGTCCTTCACCCAGACGCGGAACGAGCCGTCGCCGAACACTGCTCGCGCCTTGCGGATGTGCTCGAAGATGTCGCAGTCGAACAGCAGCGTGCCGTCGAAGCGCTCGGCGATCGGGTGCTGCATGGTGAGCACGCCGTGCACGTGGTCGGAGCGCACGATGTGATCGGGGCCGCCGCTGGCGGCCACGATCTTCTGCTCGATGAACGCCGCGAGCGCCGTCATTGCGACATCGTTGCCGGCGTTCTGTGCGGAGAGCTCATCGTCGATGGCCTCCTCGATGATGTCGTTGAGGTTCACAGCACACCCTCCACTCGGAACGGGGTGAGCTCCTCGCCGGCCAGGATCTTGTCCAGGTCGTTCGCGATGAGCTCGTACAGCCGAGCGGCATCACGCAGCGGCTCGGTGTTCGCGGCCTTGCCGAACTTCGCCTCCGCCGCCTCGGCCACTGCGATCATCTGCGGGTTGAGAGCGCGCGTCGCCTCGGCGTACTCCTTGAGGCGGACCTCGATGGGACGCACCTTGTTGTCAGACATCGGCGACCTCGCTCACGGGAGCCAGGCTGACGGTGAGGTACGGCATCCCGCCGGGGAGCGCTGCCCACATGGCGCGGGGCAGCGCGTACTTCACCGCGCCGATGGCCATGCCCAGCTGGAACAGCCGGTCCTGCGTCTGGTGGAGGCCGGTCCACTGCTCGCCGTCCTCGCGCATACAGGCGTTCAGGAACGACCAGCCGCCACCGCCGCCCTCAATCGTCGGCCGGAAGTTGAGCGGGAGCTCCGCGAGCATGTCCCAGATCACCTCGCGGTTCTCCTCGATGCGACCCGGGTGGAAGCCGGTCTGGTTCAAGATCCCGTCGGTGATGATCGTGCCCTCGGGCAGGGTCTCCGCGGTCCCGTCCCAGCCAGCCGTCTCCTCGTCGGAGTACAGGCAGGCGGCGTAGACCTTCTCCACGAGGTCCGCGGTGAGGATGGGTTCGGTCATGATGCGTGCTCTTCTCTCCGGGCGAAGGGGTCGGTCGGTGTGGTGAATCTGGCGTGCTCGAGCGCGTCGCCCCAGGAGCGCCCCTCGTCCTGCCAGATCTGGAACGCCTGCGCGAGATCTCTCGCTCGAGGGTCGACCTCGATGCCGGAGTCATCCATCGCGTCGAGCAGAGCCGAGGCGCGCGGCTGGTAGTTCCTGTCCGCGACGTCCGGGATCAGGAGTCCGCCGTCCATCTGGTGCGCGAGCACGAGGAACTTCACGGTGTCGAGGTAGCCGAGGTCGAGCAGCGCCACGCCGACGCCGCAGACCGGACGGTCCTCGCGGTCGACGTAGACGCAGTCGGCAGCGTGGATGTAGTCCGCGCCGCGCTGCTCGATGGCTCTCTCGAGCGCGCCGAGCATGGCGTCGTAGGTGATCGGGGTGGACATCAGACGGCCTCCGGGAATCGCTCGGGTGACGCGCCACCGATGCGGTACGAGACGACCTTCATCGCCCGACCCTCGCGGTAGGCGTTCCACGCCTTGATCGTGAATGCTGCGGCAAGCTCCGACCGCATCTTCGGCCGGCTCGAGCGCGCTTCCCGCAGGAAGAGCTCACGCAGCGCCCGGATGGGCGAGTCCTCGTCGAGGCCGACGCCGTCCATGAGGCGCTCCC